TCTGGATGGGTAACATTAGGAGCAATTCCAGGTTCACCTACAAATGTTTCAGCCACAGATGTTGGAACATCTCGTGCATTTAACAATGGAGCAGCATCAGTATCTTTTTCAGCACCAACATCTGGTGGATTTATTACTGGATATACAGTCGTATCATCACCAGGAGGATATACTGCAACTGGAGTGTCTTCACCAGTTGTTGTAGAGGGTCTACAGTCTAATACAGCATACACATTTACAGTAACTGCAACAAACGCATATGGAAACTCACTTGCATCTGCGCCTTCGTCAGCAATTACAGCAACAACAATACCAGACCTTCCAAGTTCAGTTTCAGCGGCACTTGTTTCAAACATAGCATATGGATCTGCACCAGAAGCAACAGTATCATTTACTCCAAACGCTACTGGTGGAAAATCTACTACATATACAGTAACATCATCTCCTGGATCATTTACTCAAACTGGCGCTTCTTCGCCATTAACCGTTTCTGGATTAACAGCTGGAACAGGATATACATTTACAGTCACAGCAACAAATGCAAATGGAACAACATCAAGTTCATCAGCATCAAGCTCAATAACAGCTGCTACACTTCCACAAGCTCCTACAATTGGAACAGCTACAGATGTTGGAACATCTCGTGCATTTAATAACGGAGCAGCATCAGTCACATTTACAGCTGGCCAAACTGGAGGATCCGAAATTACTGGATACACAGTAACTTCTTCTCCAGGTGGATTTACTGGAACTGGATCTTCTTCTCCAATTACAGTGGCTGGACTACAGTCAAACACATCGTATACATTTACTGCAACCGCCACAAACGCTACTGGCAACTCTCTATCTTCTTCAGCAACTAGTAGCATTACAGCAACAACAGTTCCTCAAGCTCCTACAATTGGAACAGCTACAGATGCATTTAATGGAAAAATTTCAGTTGCGTTTACAGCAGGCGCAACAGGCGGAAAATCTGTTACATATACAGCGACCTCATCTCCAGGATCAGTAACTGGAACAGGCACATCGCCTATTACAGTATCTGGTCTTACAGTAGGAACCCCATATACCTTTACAGTAACAGCAGCTAATGCAAATGGATCATCTTCTGCATCTTCTGCTTCAAATTCTGCAACAAGCACATCTCAATATGAATTATTGCAAACTTACAATTCATCTGGAACATTTACAGTTCCAACTGGAATTACAAGGCTTGCAATTGTTGGAATTGGTTCTGGTCAAGCAGGAGGTGGAACTTCATTTATGGCTAATTCTGGTAGAAAAGGAGGAAGCTCAGCAGCAGGTTTTGGATTTAAAGATACTGTTGTAACCCCAACAACAACTTACGATGTTACTGTTGGATCAACAACAGCATTTGGAAATTTAGCTACAACAACTATGCCAGCGAATAACCAGCCAACAGCAACTTCAAATGTTAATGGAGCAATAACTAGAGTTGGACAAACTGGTGGTTCAGGTGGTAGTGGCGGAAAGCCAGGACAGACTGGAACCGCTGGAACCAACTCAGCACTTAGTATTGATCTTTCTGTTGCAAACATTCCAGTTCTTGCAATGTCTGGTTCTGGCGGCGGCGGCGGAGGCGGAGGAACAAATGGATTTGATGGATCCGCTGCTGGTGGTAATGGCGGAGCTGGTGGAACCCCAGGAGGCGGCTCAGGAGGCTCTGGAAATGGCTCAAGTACCAACCAAAATCCATATGGATACGGAGGTTTTGATTCAGGCGGTGGTCACGGAAATTCAGGATCAGCAGCAAATACTGCTGGTGCTGGCGGTGGCGGCGGTGGAGGTGCTAGCAATACCCCACATACTGGATATTCTTCAGGCAGTGGTGGAAACGGCGGAGATGGATTTATAAGGGTCTATGGAAGATCAGTCTAACATAGTCATTGCTGGATTTTTTAGAACTGGAAATACATTTCTAGAGACCTGCATAGAAAGTATGTATAAAGATGTAAAGTGTATGTCTTTACATGAGCATTCTGTAATATATTTATCTAAACAGGTTGAACAAAAAAATAACATTATAGTACCAATACGTAACCCGATAGATACTATTGCTTCATTTTATGAATTTAAAAAATTTTTAAATAGAAAAGATGCAGGCGTAAACATTGATTTAGATATAAAATTTTATACAAGATACATGAATTATGTTTATGAAAACTTTGATAATATTCTATGTCTAGATTTTGATATTTTTACAAAAAACTTAGATTACATTTCTAATCTAATTTCAAAAAAATTTAAAATAAAAAAAACAAATACTGCTGATTTAGATTTAATTAATGAATATATGGAAAGAAATAAAAAAATGTTTTTTAACAAAAGAAGTGAGTATCTACCAGATTTAAAAATAAAAGAAGATTTTTTAAAATTAAATGAAACTCAAGAAGCTATAGAAATATATAGTAAAATAAAAGAAAAGATGGAGAAAAGCAATGTCTGAAAACTTAAAAGATGTTAGATATGGATTTGTAGATGAAAATAATGTTTTGCAACATGTTTTTGTAGTTAAAGAAAATGACTCTACAACTATAGATAGGCTAAAAATAGATTTTTCTTGTGCAAATGCTTACCCTATGGATTTTGAAAAAGAGCTTGCCTCTATAGGGGTTGCATTTTGGAATGGAAACAGATTTCTTCTTCCATCTCCACACCCTTCATGGGTATTTGATGAGGATCTAAATGAATGGGTTCCGCCTATTGCTAAACCAGATTCTTCAAATTGGATATGGAATGAAGATATAGTTAATTGGGTAGAAATAGAACAAAGTACCCCTCCTACAGATGAGTAGTCTTTACAATTTTACCAACATATAGTAAACTTTATATATGAATCAAATAATTACTTTTACAAATATGATGGGGATTGAAGAGATATTTCCTCCAGAACCCGCTTCAAAAAACATACCTTCTTGGTATAAAGATTTAGAGTCATATATGGGCGGAGAAAAAAAGCCATCAGGAAATGGCAATACAACAGGAACAATTAAACGTTGTATGCCAGTATTTGATGTAATTAATGCAGGATATATTATTAAAACTCCAGCAGATGTATATGTTTCACAAAGAGAAATATTTGACGAAAATGAAAATTCTTTAGGCAAAAAACCATGGTATGAATGGGCAAATTTTAGTTTAATTGAATTTCATCCAGTAGAACAAGCACCAAATCATCCGAATAGAAATGGGCATGAAGTTTCCTATCCAAAATGGATAAATCCATGGGCAATCAAAACTCCACCTGGGTATTCAGTTTTATTTACACAACCATTTCATAGAGAATCATCTTTCACAATTTTGCCAGGAATTGTAGATACCGATACATACTCTGCTGCAGTTAATTTTCCGTTTGTACTAAACGATATAAATTTTGAAGGCCTTATCCCAGCTGGAACTCCAATAGCTCAAGCAATTCCATTTTTAAGAGAAGATTGGCAGATGTCTATTGGAAAACAAGAAGACCTTGTCGAAACAAATAAAATAACAACAAGGCTTAGAACTAGATTTTTTGATTCATATAAAGTTCAATATAGACAAACAAAGGAATATCGTTAATGATTATACAGATTATGGGACTTCCAGGAAGTGGTAAGACGACCCTTGCTACCGCCCTTAAAGAACGTATTAACGCTATTCATTTAAATGCAGACTATGTTCGTGCAACAATTAATTCAGATCTTGGATTTACAATTGAAGATAGAATTGAGCATGCACGTAGATTGGGTGAAATTGCACGTATGCTAGATGGGCAAGGGCATACAGTAATTGTAGATTTTATTTGCCCAACAAGCCTAACTCGTGCAGCATTTGGCAAACCAAACATTTTGATATTTATGGATACATTAGCAGAGGGACGCTTTGAAGATACAAATAAAATGTTTGAGCGTCCTACAGAATTTGATGCATCTTTTATTAGTCATAACTTAGATACCGAAGGTAAAGCTTCATATATAATTGAAAAGTTTAATCTTCATGATTGGTCCGCTCCAACAACACTAATGCTTGGAAGATATCAGCCATGGCATGAAGGCCATCACGCATTATATAAAGAGGCGGGAAACAGAACAGAACAAGTTCTTCTTGGAGTACGTAATACATATAACACAAGTCCTAAAGACCCGTTAACATTTGATCAGGTAAAAGAGTATATTGCTAAGGATGACTTTATGGATGGTGCATTAGTACTAAGACTGCCTAATATTACAAATATTGTATATGGAAGAGACGTAGGATATAAGATTGAACAAGTAGATTTAGGTGCAGATATTCATGCTATTTCTGCAACGCAAAAACGCAAGGAAATGGGTATATGAGTAAATTAAGCTATGTTTTAAAAATTGCTAAAGACAGATGGCTTCGCCCATATGATGATATTATTCTACGTTTTAATACTAAAGCAGAAAAAGATAATCCTTTGGTCTGGAGAGTTTATATAAATGGTGTGGAACTTCTCGCAAGCGGATTTGAAATTCATGGATACATGCATGATCAAATTTCCTATGAAGGCGAAGTTAAAAAGTTTAATGTTGGATGTAAAGGTCGTGTACGTTGGGACGGAACAAAGGCTGTTATAATAACATCTAAAAAAGAGCCAGATACAGCATTTTAAAGCCTAATAATCCCATTATGCTATAATTATCCTATATCAATAAGGGGATAGTGAACCGACTTGTCAGATAAAGATTTTAAAGTAAAGAATAAGCTTACTATAGCTGGACTAAGCAATGCTAGTGGAGTTTTATTATCTACTGATCATTTAGTTGATTCTCATACAAATTTAGCAACACAATACGGCGGAACAGGAACAACAACATCTCCTAGTTCTGGAGAATTTTTATATTCATCTGGCGGAACAACATATGCTCCAACATCTTTAGCTTCAATTGTTCCATTATGGACAGCAGTTTCAGTTTCTTCAAATATAACAATAGCTAAAAATATTAATTATATGGTTAATACTTCTGCTGTTAGAACATTAACTCTTCCAGCCTCACCTGCTTTGGGAGATGAAATTCATATATTTGATGTAACTGGGGAGGCAGCAACAAATAAAATTACAGTAAGTTCAAATTCAAATAAAATAAATGGTTCAGTTCAAGATTTAGAAATTGATGCAAATAATGCAGCAGTTGTTTTAATTTATACTGGATCAACTTATGGATGGAGAGTAGGATAATGGCATTAAGTTATACAAGTTTATCTGGAGGCGGCGGAGCAGCAACAAATGATTTTAATATCAATGTAGGAGCTTCTGGCTATACAAATGTTTCATTAACAACAACTTTTCCAGCAGGTAGCTACATATGCACATCTTCACTTTCAGATGCAACACTAGACGTTTATCTTATTAATGAAGATGGAACAAGCGCAGGTTATGCAAATGCAACAACCGCATCAACCACTATTGTTGCATCTAAATCTTTTAATAAAGTTGTTATTTATGGAGCTACAAATAATGATATTTTAGTATTTCAATTTTTATATGTTTTTAATACTAGCGATATAGCAACAAATGTTGCAGCAGCCGCAAGATTAATATCAACAGGTACTGCTTCTCTTCCAAATATAAATAACACAACTGTTTTAACGGGCCAAAATTTTGCTACTGATGTTGAAGTAACATTTACTGGATCAGATTCAGTTGCTAGAAATGCAAAATCTGTTACTAGAACATCTTCTACATCTTTAACTGTTACAAGACCAGACGATATGCCAACTACATTTTCTCCTTATACAATTACTGCAACAAATCCTGGAATTGCTCCACCAACATCATCAAATGCTCATAAGTTAATAAATTCAGCAACAGTTGGAGCAGCTCCAGTTTGGGTCACATCTTCTACTCTACCAACGTTTTTTGTAAATTTAGCATACTCAACAACCTTGTCAGCAACAGATGCTGACGGAGGTTCTTCAATAACATACTCAATTGCGTCTGGATCTCTTCCAAGTTCAATGACATTAAACTCTTCAACTGGAGTAATTTCTGGAACTTCTAGCTCTGCCTCTCCTGGATCATTTACTATTAGAGCTACTGACTCTGGTGGCAACTTTGTAGACAGAGCATTTACAATGGCAAGACAAACAGTTCCCGTTGCTCCAACATCAGTTGCAGGAACAAAAACTTCAACAGTTGGATCTATTTCTGTTGCATTTACAGCACCAACAACTGGATATACTCCAACATCTTATACCGTAACATCTAGCCCAGGTTCAATTACTGCAACAGGATCTTCTTCACCTATTGTTGTTTCAGGTTTAACTGGTGGGACTAGCTATACATTTACCGTAACCTCTACCTCTGCACAAGGAACATCTGCAGCAAGCTCTGCATCTTCTGCAGTTACAGCTCCAACTACATTAACAACAACATTTAATTCCAGTGGCACTTTTACAAACCCAGGAGTATCAAATGTTGAGGTTCTACTTGTTGGCGGCGGCGGCGGCGGAGGTTTTGGAGGATCTAATCTCTCTGGTGAATTTGGCGGCGGCGGTGGAGGCGCAGGTGGAGTACAGTACTCTGCTGCCCTTTCAATTAGCCCAAATACTAACTACGCAGTAACAGTTGGCAATGGAGGAGGAGGCGATACTAGCGGAAACTCTTCAGTATTTGCAAACTTAACAGCCCTTGGAGGAGAAAGAGGAGCAAATAGTACTGCAAATGCTAGAGTAACTGCAAATAGTGGATTTGGTTCAGGTGGCGGAGGTGCGACAGTTTCAAATAATAGTATTAATACTAATAGACACTTAGGAGGATCAGGAACATCTGGACAAGGAAAAGCTGGATCTAACGCACAAGGAAATAACGCTGGTGGAGGAGGTGGTGCATTAAATGCATCTCCAAACTCAACTGGAAACACTGTAAGTAATGCTTACTATGGAGTACCAGGCGGGGCGGTAACATATTTTGGAAGTAAATACGCAGCAGGTGGTGGAGGAGCAAATCCTTATTCTCCATACACATCAGGTGACGGATTGGGCGGGGCATCTGGCTCTGCTGGAGATTCCCGTGTCGATAACTTTAGACCTTTTACATTGCCTGGTGCAGGAGCGAATGGTACTGGTACTGGAGGCGGAGGAGGTTGTGGATGGGTAAGTATTATTAATTCAAATTCACAAAATACACCTGGTGCAAGCGGTGGTAATGGGGTGGTGATCTTAAAATATGTCGGTTAATCACGAATTTGATGAGTCTTTACCAAAACCACATGAGTCTTGGGTTTTAAAAGACAACGGTCTTGGAGGTAAATATTGGGATTCACCAGTTGCTTTACCAGTAGACGGAAAGACTTACTATTGGCATGAAGAATCTTTATCATGGAGGGAAGTAGAATGACGCTAATATACTCTGATGGTTATTTTAGAACAGGATCTAATTTTTTACACCACTCTTTAAAAATTGCTTATCCAAATGCAGTTATTACTTCAGACGACCCTGCGCCACATTTTGGGGTCGGACTTATAAAAGATTTAACAATTTATTCTGGAATAGCAATTTCTTTAAGAGATCCAGTAGATACACTTAGTTCTGTTTTTTCATTTTTTAAAATAGAAAACAACACTGAGCAAAAAAATCAACACGTTAAATATGTTAAAACATATTTAGAAGATATTAAAAATAATAAAGAAAATATTTTTATCTCTAGGTTTGACGAAATGTGTACTGATATAAATTCTGTACTTAATAAGTTCTATCAAAAATTTCCACAATTAGGGGAACCGCTTCAAGTAAATGATTTGGATGTAACTAATAGTTTAATATCTGATGGTAGAACACATGCTGTACCTGGATTTAATACACAAGATAATACAGAACTACATTCACAAATAACAACAGAGTTTGCTGCTGATTTAGAACAAATATACTTAATTTATAATGAAATAATTGCATAATAAATTTAATTAATAAACATTTACAATAATTGTTTTAAATAGTAGAATAGGTACTATGAATCTAGTACAAAGATCAATAGATAGTGGGGGAAATTTAGTTCCCCTTATTATTCCAGCCGAAGTTTCAGACGGAATGGGATTAATGAATCCATCTATCTTTATTGATGATGACGGAGATATTTTAGTAAATATTCGCAGAGTTAATTATACGCTTTATCATTCAGAAAAAGATCAAAACTTCTTCAGTCCTTGGGGACCATTATCATACTTACATCCTGAAAAAGATCAGAGACTTGTAACAACTAATTATTTATGTCGCTTAGATAATAAATTAAATATAATTAATTATACTAAAGTAGATTATTCTAAATTTGATGTACCGCCAATTTGGGAGTTTGTTGGCGAAGAAGATTGTAGAATTACACAATGGGGTGGAGACTACTATCTTATTGGTGTTCGCCGTGATACAACTCCAAACGGGCAAGGCCGAATGGAATACTCTAAGATTGAATTAGATAAAGAAAACTGGACTGCAACAGAAATACAGCGTGTAAGAATCCCAGCTCCAATTGATGAGGCAACATCATATTGTGAGAAAAACTGGATGCCTATATTAGATCAGCCGTATCACTTTGTTAAATGGGCAATGCCTACAGAGATTGTAAAGGCTAATCCAGATAAACCAGAATGTGAACAAGTTGTTGTTAAATCTACTCCTGCTGCCCCAATTGATCAAAGAGGCGGAACCAATGTTATTAAATGGGGAGAGTATTATATTACAGTTACCCATGAAGTAAAACTATGGAAGAATTATCTTAAACAAAAAGACTCAATTTATAGACATAGGGTTATTGTATGGGATAAAGATTTTAACTTTGTTGGGCTAAGCAAATCGTTTGCATTTCTTGATACACCGATTGAATTTTGTGTTGGTGCTGCAATTAAAAATGACAACTTATTACTAAGCTTTGGCATTCAAGACAATGCAGCATTTATATTAGAAGTTCCGTCAAATGTTGTAAATGAAATTATTACGGAGGCAATGGCATATGGCAATTAGAGAATTAACAATAGCGCTGGCCTCAAACCCATCTGATGTTCAGATTAATTTTGATCTAGCACAAGCCTACGATGCACAGCAACAATATGCTTCAGCAGCTGGATTTTATTTAAGAGCAGCAGAGTTTGGATACAAGACTCACCCACTAATTACCTACACATCATTACTTAGAATGGCTATATGCTGGACACATCAGGGCGATAGAAATAAGACTGTCCATAATAATATTATGCAGGCTATAGCCTACTTACCAAATAGACCAGAGGCATACTTCCTGCTATCAAGAATTAATGAGCGTAATAAGATGTATCAAGACTGCTACACATTTGCTGAAATGGGATTGTTGTATGCCACACATACATTTCATCAACCGCTTCCAGGATATGTAGATTATAATGGCGCATACTGCCTGATGTTTGAAAAAGCGGTGGCAGGATGGTGGCTTGGCAAAAAAGAAGAGAGCAAGTCTCTATTCCAGCATTTATTAGATGATCATAAAATGGCTCCAGAATATGTTACTGGATGCCTTAATAATTTGAAGTTGTACTAATATGTTTCCTAATTGGTTTAAAGATGTAGAAAAGTATTTCCGTCATGTGCCAAATGAGCCACTTCGTGCTTTGCAAATTGGCACATATACGGGAGATGCTACAGAATGGCTTTTAAATAATAGAGAATTAGAATATTTGCATGATGTAGATACATGGGGCGGAAGCGAAGAAATTGCTCATGAATCATTAGACTTTAATTCAGTAGAAAGTTATTATGACTCTAGGTTTAATGATACTCGTATTTATAAATACAAAATGACAAGCGACGAGTACTTTGCTTCAAATAAATCACAGTTTAATTTTATATACATTGATGGAGATCATACAGCATTACAGACATCATTAGATGGATTAAATGCATTTAGGTTGCTTGAATCAGGCGGTGTAATGGCTTTTGATGATTACCTATGGAACTATAACGGCAACCGCTTCTTAGAACCTAAGAGAGGCGTTGACGGCTTCCTAGAGGTATGTAAGGATCAGTACACAGTCATAGAGTCTGGATATCAAATGTGGATTAAGAAATGTTAGCAAACTCATGCTTTGAAATATTTCATACAGACAGCGGAAATAAATTTAGAAATCAGTCTTATGACAATGTTTTAAGTGAAATGGCGGGAATACCAAGATTAACCTCACCCACAATATACTTGAATACAGTAGAAAAAGTAAATCAATTTTTAACCGATACACCTAAATTTAAGGTAAATACTGTAGAAGATTATTGCCAACCAGGAGAAACATTTCCACCTAGCTCTGGAGTAATTGGTGTATGGGCAAGCAACTATATTGCATATAAAAACTTTCTAGAAACAGACAAAGATATACTTATTTTGTTTGAAGACGATATTGTTCTTAGTAAAAATTTTGCATATATATTGAATTCATATCTAGTGGAGTTGCCAGAAGATTGGGAGTTCTTTTCTCCGTTTGTACCAGATGACTCCTTATTTGCTTATAATGAAATGAAACATTCTTTTAATAATGATAGCCTTACCTGCCGATCTTATCAGCAATGGTCATGTGCCACATATGTGGTAAATAGGTCGGGGGCTAAAAAGGCTATAGAAAATATAGAGTCTATGGGAATAACAGCCCCTATTGATTGGTATGTATTTAATTTTCGAATGAAGCAAGAAGACAATCAAATTAAGTTTAATACCTATACAATTAAGCCAAATTCATATAGGCCAGTCAAGCTTTTACTAGAAGCCGCAGCCAATAGCTCAATTCATAAAGGAAGCACTGAGGAGCTTAATAAGCCATGACTATTATAACATTTAAGGTGGTATAATTTTAAAATGGGCTCAACATCAAAGGGTTTTAGTTTTCCCGCTTATTCAGATCCGCCAGACATTCCTGCGGACATTCAGCTACTTGCACAAAATATTGATACTTATTTAACTGCGAACCCTGGAGCGCAAGGAACTATAGGCGCACAAGGTACACAAGGAACAACTGGAGCACAGGGAACTACTGGAGCACAAGGTGCAACTGGAACTCAAGGAACTCTTGGTACGCAAGGTACGCAAGGAACAACTGGAGCACAAGGTGCAACTGGAGCACAGGGAACTACTGGAGCACAAGGTGCAACTGGAACGCAAGGAACTCTTGGTACTCAGGGAACTACTGGAGCACAAGGTGAAACTGGAACGCAAGGAACTCTTGGTACGCAAGGAGCCGTTGGCACACAAGGAGTTGCTGGAACTGGTGTTGATATTTTAGGAACGTATGCAACATTAGGAGACCTGCAATCCGCACACCCAACAGGAACACTTGGAGACGCTTATACAATTTCTGGTGATTTATATGTTTGGACAGGTTCTGCTTGGACAAATGTTGGGCCAATTCAAGGAGAACAAGGTGCTACTGGAGCACAAGGTGCAACTGGAGCACAAGGAACTACTGGAGCACAAGGTGCAACTGGAACGCAAGGAACCTCTGGCACACAAGGTACAATTGGAGCACAAGGTGCAACTGGAGCACAGGGAACTACTGGAGCACAAGGTGAAACTGGAACGCAAGGAACTCTTGGTACTCAGGGAACTACTGGAGCACAAGGTGAAACTGGAGCACAAGGGGCTACTGGAACCCAAGGTACATCTGGCACACAAGGTACAACTGGAGCACAAGGAACAACTGGCTCACAAGGTACAATCGGCGCAACTAATTCAAATGCCTATACAAACGGAATGATAACATCTGCAAATAAAGTTTTTTACAATACCAGTGGAACAAATCCAACTGGAACAGCCGCAGGCGACATTTATATTCACTACTAGGAGCCAACATGACTATAAAAATATATGATGGCTCTTCATGGAATGCTCAAAAAAGTTTAAAATTTTATAATGGCTCTGTATGGTCTAATGCTAAAAAAGGCTGGATATATAACGGATCTTCATGGTCGCAATTTTATCCAGAATATCCATTAAATACAGCAGCTCCAACAATATCTGGATCAAGCACACAAGGGCAAACTTTAACTTCTACAACTGGCACTTGGAATACAAATGATGCATTTTTAGGAGAATATACATATCAATGGACAAGAGGTGGATCTAATATATCTGGAGCCACATCTTCCACATATTCAACATTGGTTGCAGATATAGGAAATGCAATTGCTTGTAAAGTTACATCAACAAACAATAGAGGCACAACAACAGTAACAAGCAGTAATTCTATAACAGTTGTTGCTGCAACTCCTGGCGCACCATCTAATTTAATTTTATCTAATGGAACCCCAACACCTGGACAGCCAGGATCTGCAACCACTACGTATTCTGGCGGAACAACAGCGTCATTTGTATTTACAACTGGAAGTGGATTAATTACAAAATACAATGTTTTAACTTCAGATAGTAGAGATGTTGTTTCTAATCCTTTTCCAACATCACCAACAACTGTAACAATTACAAAAGGATCAAATTCTGGGCCAAGAACATTATACGCAGGTGTTCTGGCTATGTATAATACAACAACGCTATCCATATCCTGGACCGCTGGAACAAATGCAACATCATATGATATTTATATAAATAGTTCTTACGTTGGAAATACTGCATCTACTTCATATAGTTACTCTGCTGGTACTATTCAATGGCCTACAACCTCATCTTTTTCTGTAAACGTAAGATCTAGAAATTCTTCTGGTGCAGAAGGAACTGGGGTAACTGGCTCAACAAGTATTGGTGGAACAGCAAGTACAATAACACCAGGACAAGTAGATAATATAACATGGTAAAGGGAGAATAAAATGGCAACATATACAGTCCTAACGGACGATGAAAAAGCTCAAATTAGAATTGCAACAATTCGTAATTTTGAGTATCAAATGTATTCATTTGAGTTACAAAAAGAAGCAGAGCTTGCAAAAACAAATCCAAGTGCAGATCACATTGCATTTTTAGATTTACAAATTGCAGGATTTGAAGAACAAATACAAGCATTATAATTAGGAATAGATGTCATATAGATCAACAATTTTGTCAGACTATCCAATCGGTTACTACCCTTTGGATGATTTGACTACGGTTGATATTGCAAACTATACAGCTATTGAAAATTCATATGCTACGTATCAAGAAATTTTAGATGACCCCTTAATTACATCATATGCAAGCATATATGGAGATATTGCATATGATCATTCAGGATGCGAAAATGATGCTATTTATGGCGGGGATCCAGAGATAGGAATTCTTCCTGTAGTTGTAGGAAATTCAAGAGCAACAAAGATAACAAATTTAAACTCAATTGAGTATTCAATAACAAAAGATTACACTGCTACTCAAACAACCAGTCAATTTGCAACACTGTCTTCATCTGATAACGATTTTACAGTTGAGGCATGGGTTTATCCAAAATTTACAACAACTAACATAACTCCAATATTTGGAGACTTGTCAAATAATGTTGGTTTATTTTATGATAAAGGCAATATAGTATTTAAAATGGATAACGAGGAAATATTTTGTACCGTTCCGTATTTAAATAAGGTTTTGCATATCGTGTGCACATACTCAGTTTCTTCTGCATCTATTTATATTAATTCAGTACTGCAAAAGACAAAAGAATTAACTTCCTCTCCGTTTCAAAATACTTCTTTGTCTTTAAAAAGCGGACCAACGTTAAATGCAAATGATCATTTTTTGATAAATAGTGTGGCTGTATATAGATATGCTCTTTCTAATGCTCAAATAAATTCACACTATAATCAAGCCTCTGGGATACTTCCAATTCAAATAGTTACACCTGAGTCTGGACAGCTGTTTGAAGTTTATGATAATTCAATAGCAACTGAATACTTTTATTCTTACCCAGCCAACAGGTCTTGGCCAGATATAATGAATGAAGATCTTTATTTTAATCAAAATGATAATTCAATTTCCCTTGTTCAAACAGAATCAGCAGTATCTTCTAGCACATATATAGAAGATATAATTTCAATTCCAGCAGCCCTTACAGTTGATTCTTCAAAAATTGATTGGGACGGAGACAATGGCATTACAGTTGAAGTATCTTTAGATGGGTCTACATATGTTGAATGTATAAACGGCGGGGCAATTCCAGGGTTTGTTCTTAATGACTTTTCAACACAAAGAACATTCTTTATAAAGATAACTTTTGATTCCACAGATGCTAGTAAATATGTTCCAAAGCTATACAGCCTTGCAATGTCCTTTTATAATGATCAAATTTTTTATTCAAATAATTCTGGGTCATATATGACAACATTAGATAATGTAGCAGGCGTCTCAGAATATGAGATAACTACTGGAAATAATAAATATCCAATTTTATCTAAAGATGCCAGAAATGGAATTAAGACGGTACAAGATTCTGGGTTCTATTTAACTACACAATCTGATGTAAACACTTTAGAATTTTTTTATACCCCATATGCATTGACAGTCAGTGGGTTGATATCAACAGCATCTAGTGGATCTTATGCTGCCTCAAACTATTCATGGTCGGGCGGCGGAACTATAAGCAAGACCAATATAGCTGCTATTTATATAAATGGCGTAAATAAGACATCACAGACAAGCGTTTTAGATGTATTTAAATTAGGCGAGTTACACCATGTTGTAATTGTTTTTACAGACGCAGTTAGTGGGCAAATAAAATTTTCACATTCTTCATCTGGAGCAATCCCTGCATTATTCCAAAACTTAGCCTTATATCAAGCACAATTTACTTCAACGCAAGCATTAGAACACTATAACCTTTATATACTTGGAAGCACTTCTGTAATAGATGACAGCTCAAATGCGTCAATTACCCTGACAGAAAGCTCAGTAGAGTACTATGACAATGACTGGGTTGTAATCCAAAACGTATAATTTGTCATCTTCTATGACAAAAAGCTGGACTTTGACAGCAAAGAATGGTAAAATAAAACTCTATGGATATCAATAAGATTAACACACAGGTCATGGATGAAGAAACCAGACTTGGTATTTATGTTTGGGAAATGCCAGATGGCAGATGGGTCGGAGACGACGAAGGAAATTTCTTGTCAGTCACATCCATGAAAGGCAATAAGTCAAAGATTGAAGCCCTTGTAAATGAAGTTGGCTCTTATGGTATCTATGAGGGACAACCAAAATTCCTTTCAGGACGCAGAAAAATTGATGATGAAGAATTTGAGTATCAGCAAAAAAGACTTGAGTGGGGACTAATTCCAGATCCTTTAGATGTTGGAAACCATAAAGACGAAATGAAGAAGTTAATTCTTCCTAAATAAGGAGACGGCAATGGAGTTTGTACAAGATAGCGATTCAGAATCAACAAGCAGAATTGAGATTTCTTCTGCATCGGATTTGTTTAGACTAAAGAAGGATCCAGAGATGGATCCATCAGATCCATTTATGATGCAGGAAGACTCCCTTAAAAAAGTATCTGGGCTAAGCCCAGCATTTCGTCGTAAGATGAGCAGAGAATTATCTAAGTCATTTACTGGTAGAGAAGATACTGGAACACAACAGAATTTATTAGCACAGGCAATCACTGGATATGCCCTATTTGATCTTATTGAACCACCATATAATTTAGAATACCTTTCTAAGATTTATGAAATTTCAACATATAACTATGCAGCAATAAATGCAAAGGTAGCAAACATTGTTGGACTTGGCTATGACTTTACAGAAACTAAAAAGACAAACGATGCATTTGATTCAATTGAGGATCCAAAACAATTAGAACGGGCACGCAGAAAGCTTAATAAGTTAAAGCAAGATTTACAACTATGGCTTGACTCAACAAATGATGAAGACACTTTTACGCAAACTCTTATCAAGGCATACACAGATTTAGAAGCAACAGGTAATGGCTATATTGAAATTAGCCGCACAACAGCAGGCAACATTGGATATATTGGTCATATCCCAGCAAAGACAATGCGTGTTCGTAGATTGCGTGACGGATTTATTCAATTGCTTTATGGCAAGGCTGTATTCTTCCGCAATTTTGGAGACATGGAAACAGAAAATCCAATTGCTGGTCAAGAGGATCGACCAAATGAAATTATTCATTTAAAGAAGTATACTCCGATGAATAACTACTACGGCATCCCAGATATTATTGCGGCACAAAATGCTTTGGCTGGAAATGAGTTTGCTGGAAAGTATAACCTAGACTACTTTGAAAACAAGGCAGTCCCAAGATATATTATTACCGTAAAGGGCGCAAAGCTTTCTCCAGAGTCAGAACGCAAGCTTCTTGAGTTTTTTCAGGTTGGGCTTAGAGGCAAAAACCATAGATCTCTTTATATTCCGCTTCCAGCAGATTCGCCAGATTCAAAGGTTGAATTTAAAATGGAGCCTATTGAGGCGGGGGCACAAGAGTCATCATTTAACGTATATCGTAAAGCAAATAGAGATGAAATTCTACTGGCCCATCGTGTACCAATTAATAAAATTGGAACTCCAGAAGGTGTTAATTTGGCGGTTGCAAGAGATGCAGATAAAACATTTAAAGAGCAAGTTTGCCGTCCATCACAAATGACATTAGAGAAGAAATTAAATAGAATTATTGAAGAAAAGACAGATGCGCTTTCTCTTAAATTTAATGAATTAACTCTTACAGATGAGGATACTCAATCTAAGATTGATGAGAGATATTTAAGAATGCAGGTAATTACTCCTAATGAAGTTAGAATTAGAAGAGGAATGATACCTTTGGATGGTGGCGATGATATGGTTGAATTAAAGCCACAGCAACAAGCTGAAATTAGAAGCCAGGCAAATAACACCCGTCGAAGAGAGCAAGAAAGACAAGCCAATTCTCCAGATATTTCAGGAGAAGGCAGAAATGCTCAAGGAGACGGAAGAACGGTTGAATAAATCTACTCAACCACTATTTGCCTTTTTATCTACAAATAGATAAAATTAAGCATATGAACATTGAAAAATCTAACTGGTCTTCAAATGGAAATAACCTCCATCTGGCAGTTCCATTTACAAAAGTAAATCGTGAGAAGAGAACAGTATCAGGATTTGCAACACTAGATAACGTTGATCAGACTGGCGATGTAGTTACAGCAGAAGCTAGCATGAAAGCATTTGAAAGATTCCGTGGGAATCTTCGTGAAATGCATCAGCCAATTGCAGTTGGCAAGGTTGTATCATTTAAGCCAGAGACCTATTATGATCCCGCATCAAAAGAATTTTACAATGGAGTTTATGTAACATCTTACATTTCAAAAGGCGCACAGGATACCTGGGAGAAAGTTCTAGATGGAACACTTGCAGGTTTTTCAATTGGCGGAAAGATTCTAGAATCAGACAATGAAGTCAACAAGGCAAATGGAGAAACAGTTCGTTTCATTAAAGACTATGAGCTAGTTGAACTTTCAATTGTTGATTCACCAGCAAATGAACTATGCAACATCTTGTCAATTGAGAAGATGAATGGAAAAATGATTTTTAAGGGCATGGCGGCAGATGTCGTAACAGAGAATATTTTTTATTGCGAAGAAAGCGATTCAGTCTTTGTGTCAACAGAAAAAGAATTTGATTCACCAATATCAGGAAAGCCTGCAACCTTAATTGGTTGGGTAGAATCAAGTGATGTTAACAAAGCAAAAGAAATAGATAGAATTCTTGATTTATACAAGTCAAGATCCACGTTGCCTGAAACACAAACAATTGCAAAACAGGCAAACGCAGAAGGAGGTAATGAAGTGTCAGAAAATACAGAAACCACAGTAGTTGAAGAGACTATTGTTGAAGAGACAGCACCTGTTGTTGAAGAAACACCAGCTGTTGAAGAAGCTCCTGCAGAAGATGCAGTAGCAGACGCTTCTGCCGAAACTCTGGAAAAAGCAGCCGACGTATCAGAAGTTGAGGTTGATGAACCTGATTTTGCAAAGATGTTAGGCGATCTAAAAGGCTTTTTCTCAGAAACTCTAAGTAAGGCAACAGATGCAAATGCTGCACAGGTTAAGACTGTTACAGAAACAGTTGAATCTTTCAGCAAGAGCGTTGATTCCAGAATTACAGAGTTGGCAGAGCAATACGATACATTGTCAAAGACAGTATCAGATATCAGAAACACGATTGATGGCGTACAGAAGCGTGTCGATGCAGTAGAAGGTGAGACTGCAATTAAGAAGTCCTCAGACCTTGGCGGGTCTCAGGAAGTAACTACAATAAAGAAGTCAAAATGGAACGGTTCTTTCCTCGGTTCCGTACAAGAATTAATTAGATAAACAAAGGTAGGTGAAAATATAATGAGTAATGAACTATTAGAAAAGTCAGTAGCAGCTAATACTCACGTCACAACCAACATGACTGGTGCCGCAGTAGCGACAACTGGTGTACACGTTGGTTCTGAAGGTGAAGGCGGTCTACTAAACCCAGAGCAATCAGCTCGTTTTCTAGACTATATGTTCGACGCAACCGTAATTGGTAAGGTCGCACGTACAGTCCGCATGAAGGCAGATACAACAGAGATTGACCGTATGTCAGTAGGCGAGAAGCTAATGAAGCTTGCAACCGAAGCAGACGATACAGCAGCAAACTCAGCAGTATCTTTCTCAAAGATTTCTTTGACAACAAAGAAGCTTCGTCTAGATTGGGAACTATCAACAGAGTCTCTAGAAGACAATATTGAGGGTCCAGATCTAGAAGATCACATTGCACGTATGATGGCAACACAGGCAGGTAACGATATTGAAGACGTAGTCCTCAATGGAAACGTATCCCTTACAGGAGATGCACTGTACAAGTCATTTGACGGCGTTGTAAAGAAGGCAAAGGCAAACGGTCACGTTGTAGACAACGGTGGAGGAGCAATTACACGTGCAGCATTTAACTCTGCGCTAAAGGCTCTCCCACGTAAGTACAAGCAGCGTCGTGCAGACCTTCGCTTCTTGGTAGGTTCAAACCTAATCCAAGATTTCCTATTTGCAAACAGCATCGGTACTAACCAGACAATCCCACAGGATATTGCTTCAAGCATTATTCGTGGAGATGTACAGCCAGTCTCAGGACCAGCAGGTTACGTAGCGCCTTATGCATTTGGTATTCCAATTGTTGAAGTTCCACTTCTAAACGAAGCACAGGACGGCGACTATTCAGGAGAGACAGGTAACCACGGAGATATCCACTTGACATTCCCAAATAACGTAGTTATTGGTATCAAGCGTGATGTAACTGTTTACCGCTTCTTCTGGCCACGTAAGGACTCAATTGAGTACACAATGTATACTCGTGTTGGCGTCCAGATCGAACAAGCAGATGCTTGGGTAGTTGTGAAGAACGTTAAGGTTGCTTCATAATTTAGGATTAAATCCGCAAGAAAGGCC